ACTTAGAAAACTTACCTTGGTCACGTGATTTAATTGCACCAAGCAACTTTCTTTCTAATATCTCTGCTTGTTCTTTAGGATAATTCCTATTAATCATCTCTAGCAAATTGATAGCACTAGTAATGATGTTGTGGGCTCTACTCTCAATAACATGGCTTGTATCACGGTTATTGCCAATAGCTTCCAATTCCTGCAGAAGGCTGCGAGTTTGTTTTTGCATAATAGTTTCCTAATAGTATTTATCTACTTTTAGGATTTGTTCTTTAAACCATTCAATATTGACTTCAATTTTGCCCCCTGAACATCTACTATAATTTTCTTATTTTCAGGTTCTAGAATCTCTCCTGTAGCTTGGTCTATGATAGGTTCTGTTGATTGTAAGGTACTTTGTGGCTTCAAATAACTCATAATCTGATTAGCACTAGGTTGTGGCTTATAACTATCTTCACCGTCACCACCGTTATCACTAATACGCATAGTTTCGATATTGTATTCTAAGTCAATTTTCATGCCGACACCAGTTGAACTACGTGACTTCATGCATTGAATCTGATACTTACCTCGCTCACGCATACTACGACTTGTAAAGATACCAAACACATTATCTGCTGTATTAATCTTACTGATACCACCTGCAATATGACTATGATCAAACTCAATCTCATCAACTGCACTACGATTTAATTGACTTGCAGTCACCATCAATATGCCCATCTCTTTTGCTAAGTTGCGTAGTTCTTCAGCAACATACTTGTCTTTGATAAACTGGTCGTTAGGATTAACTTTAACAGAAACAGGCATAACCAAGTCTAAGTAGTCAACCATCACAAAGTCAATCTTAATACCTGTTTGTATTTGTACTTCTTTTAAGTAAGCACGAATATCATTTACATTACTTTGTGCAGGTAAACCCTTAACACGATATTGTCCTGACTTTTTACCAATCATCTTTACTTTAAGACTTGTAGTATCAATATCTTTACGAATTGCCTTTGTACCCATCATGGTCAACATAGCATCTGTTCTTAATGATGTTAGTTCTTCACTAAGTTCTAATGTAATATAAACACCACTCATACCTTGTTGCAACCAGTTCAATGCTATGTTCATCATAACCAATGATTTACCTGAACCACTACCACCTGCAAAGATGTTCAGTTCACCACGACTGAATCCACCATACAAGATACGATCCATCTGTGGCCAGCCAGTTGATACTTGTCCACCGCTATTAAAATATTTGTTGATACGTGCTGCCGGGTCATAGAAATAATCAGTTCCCATATCTTTTTGTAAACTGATTTGTACTGCATCTTTAATCAATTTTTCGACTGGGCCAAAATCATCCTTCTCAAGTAAGTCTGCGGCTTTTAGAATAGCTCGTTCTAACTCTTGTCGTTTAGTGAAGGCTTCAAACTCATCCAAGAACCAATCAAATTGATTAGGACTAAAGTTAGCAATAATATCAATATCTTGCCCAGTGATTGCTTTAATCTGTGTGGGGTCGGGCAAAATACTATATTTTGTAGTGTGTTCTTTGTATAGATTTACGATAGGTCTTAATGACCTATCAAAGTTCTCACTATTTAAAATGTTCATAACTCTAGTGTAGAGTTCAGCCTCAGTAATCATAACACGCAAAAATATCTTTTGCATCTCAATACCGTAATCTTTTTTATTTTCGTAATCTTTTTTCAATTTTCTTCCTCTGTAGTTCTATTTTGATTTTACTAGTTGTTGCACTACTCAATATACTGAGTAATGTAGGCAACTTACCATACTTAACTACCGCGTCATTTACATCTTTAACATCGTCATCCCAATTAGGAATACTAACACTATAACCCAACTCTAATGCTCTATCACACGTTTCTAAACCTGTACTATCTCTATCAGGAATAAAGATAATACGTTTATTAAGTTGTGCTAGAATCTGTGCTTGGTCGTCATTGATTGTATTGTGTGTTAACGCACAGGCATTTAAGCTTAATGCGTCAAAGATACCTTCAACTAACAAACATACTTCCCAATCGGGTTTCTGAAAGTCATAACCAAATACATAGCCAGGTTGTTGCTCGTTAATATACTTAGGGATTTTGTTATCTAAGAATCTGCTCGTATGCCCTACAATCTTATTGTTATAAGTGTAAGGTATAATGATTCTGTTTGACTGTCTGCCAGTGTCATTAGGTGTAACTAAGAACGGGTAGTCATTATAATTTATCGACCTCGCAGACAAATAATCAATGTATACTTTGTGCAATGAGTTATTAATATCGATTAACTCACCTTCAGGCAATGTATGTTCTTTAAATTTTATTTTTGATTTTTGTTTTTTTAAGTTAGTGAAGTCTAGTAAATCTTTATGTTGTAAACTTTCTAAACTCCATTTACTTATTTGAGTACTATCAATACCAGACCATTGTAACAAATATTTTGTATTTTGTGTAATGCTCTTACCTAACATAAACCCACATTTGAACCCACAGTTAAAACAATGATATGACCAATTAAATTGCCCATCAAACTTAATACCACCACGCCCACGTGTATCAGTTTTATGCCCGCGATGGCTACAGCAGATAGCATTAAAACTATTCCATCCACCGTGCGTGATTTTCTTTTTACCGGGAATTATTGATAGGATATCAAACATCTATGTAGTATAACACAACTACTAGGGATAAACAATAGATTAGGTTGATTATCTTGATAATATATTGGTTACTGCACCGTTATTGCTTTCAAATTGCATTCTGACATATGGGTGATAACCTTGAACTACATAACCTTTTGTATCAGTCGCAGCCGTATAAGTATCGGTCAATATAGGATACCAATCACCATCAACAATAGTAGAACCTTCAATAACAACGTTGCCATAAAAATCACTATATTGTGCTTGCAGGGTCAATATTGAGCTATCATTTGTATCAACTACACTGGTGTAATAAGTTATATTGCTTTCACCGTTACCATCTGGATGTAGGTTAGGAAAGTCTTGTCCTGTTGGGATGCTGATTGGCATTGATGGAATAAAGCTGGGTAGTACACTGTTAACAATATTCATATCACCACGTGCTCCTGCATTACTATCAACAAATACAGGGTAATCAAATTCACCTACAGGAATCTCTAATGAATAATAACATTTCTGTGCGTCAATACTTGCTAGGTCAGCCGAGTTTAAAAACAATGCGGCAATACCAGTTGCGGGTAGTTGCAATGTTAATGCTTTTTGTAATAGGACCACATTACCTTCATAGTTGATAATTCTGCAGGTTATTGATTTTCCTGTAATATCTACGGGTTTTTGTTCTTGGTTTAAGAACTGAAACTGAATCTGATTATCTACACCTTTATTAAGTGTAAGTGGTTTGGCATACTGAGGCATATAGCTCCTTGGGGAAAATCCTGTTAAAAGTATAACGATTTGTCTTTGAGTATAGACGAAAACTTGAGTTGAGTACATAATGATATTTATCAAAATATATTGCCATATCTTCCTGTGATAAATATTTCGGTAATAAGAATAACAATGATTACAAACGAATTTTTCAATAAACTAACAGTAAACCACCCGTTCATAACTATATGTTCGCACGCCAACCAAGATTATGTTGGTATAGTTCAAAATAGAGATGATATAGTAACCACTATTTACGATTACGGGGCAATAATGGATAATATTGTTAAAGAAAGATTCTTAGAATTAGGTGATGTTTGGTGGTGGGAGAGTAATAGACTTATACCTATTAACTTATTCTTAAAAGAAGAATGGACTATATTCAAGCCGTATCTTCGTACTTTTAATAACAAAAGCTTAACTATCATACATGGTCCAATATGTAGCATATCTGAACTAAACAAACGTAGAAGTAAACGCCGTAGCATTACTCTAGTAAAAAGAATCGTTTAAGCTTCTTCTAACAAGTTCATATGGACAACTACTAAATGTGCATATGCGACAGCGTGACTCTTTTTAAAACTATACCCATCAGTATTCTTATCCCATAT